CCTGCACCTTATGGAAAGACTTTTGATGCCACAAACATTGAGACAGGAAAAACTTTACAGTATCCTAGCAATCATTCAAAAGCAGGTGAACCATTATTTCAAAGAAGATTCATACCTGCTAGATTATCTGATAACCCATATCTATCAAGCCAAGGAGACTATGAAGCAATGCTTCTTTCCTTACCTGAACACCAACGTAAGCAGTTGCTTGAAGGTGATTGGGATATTAAAGAAGGTGCTGCTTTTACTGAGTTTGATAGGAATATTCACGTTGTTGA